AAAGATTGAACTATTCTGAGTTATCTGAAGCATTCAATATGGAAGCAGAACAAGAAGAATTTGAATCTGAATTATTATTAAAAATTTTGGAGGAAGAATATTCAGAATTGGATTGGTTTCGTAAAGCCATACTAAATCATTACCTTGTTCTTAATTCACTTAAGGCAGTAAGTAAAAAGACAACTATTCCCTTAACAAGTATTTCTCGTTATATTAAGGAGGGAAAAGAACAAATAAAAACAAATGTTTTAAAAAGATTAAATGAAGATTAGTTATGGGTATAGATAGAAGAAACAAAAGATTCCAAGAAAGAGAATCAAAGAAGTTGTTCCTAAAGATTCAAAGAGAAACGATGGAACAGATAAATAAACATACTCCTGAAGAAAGACAACAGTTACTTGAACTATATGATGTAATGTTAAAACAAAGAGAACAAGAAAGAATCAATAGAGAAAATACTGTTATTGTAGAAGGAGAAAATATAGAAGAAGATGTGCAATTGTAAGAAAAGAAAAGAACCTGTTGTAATATCAGAACCATTAGTAGAAATACCAAAGGTTGAAATGGTTCCTGAAACAAAACCACTGGAAGAAGATTGGTATAATAACATAGATATAATAGAACCAATTCCACAAACTCCTGATGAACTATTAGCACAAGAGTTAAATAATTGGAATGGTGGACAAATTAAGAACTAAAATATGGACAAACTCGGAAGTACGGATAGATTAGAAAAGTTAAAACAAAACTCAATAGAAAATCCTGGTAAACAAAAGAGAGGATGTAAGAGTTGTAAGAAACCAAAAGAAGTTGTGGTGGAAAATGTTCCTTTACCATTTGAGTTGGAACCTGAAATATATATTCCAACCGTAGAGGATATTAAACTTGCATACGCTGAACTAACATCATTCGGTGGGGTACCAGAAGACAAGAAAGAATTTATTAAAAAGGTATATCGGGCACTGTTTGGTGAAGAATTTATATTTAACTGTGGAGGATGTGGTAAGAGTCAAGCAAGAAAATTTACCAATCACTTAAATAACATAGGAATATTATGAGCAAAGAAAACAAAGCAAACGAAATAGAATATGAACAAAGGATGGAACGTGCCTTTGAGTTAATGTTATATGAGAAAAAATCATATGATGAATTTAAGAAACAGTTCGCACAAGAATATGATGTAACAACAAGACAAGCAGAGAATGTGTGGAAGGATGTTAGGAACCGTCTGAAGGAACGATATAGTCAGAACCAAGAGGAAATACTAACCGAACAATTAAATCGTCTGTATGACCTTTTAAATCGTTGTAGACTACAAGGTAATAGAAGGATTGAATCAGAAGTTTTAAGAGACATAACAAAGATATTAGGAATGGAGGCACCGAAGAAAGTTGACCTAACTTCAAATGGTGAAACTATTTCTATTAATATTAATATTACAGAATAAAAAAATTTATCATAGACGAAAGTAATGTTTCGTTTTTGGTTATTTTATATACATATATATGGAAGTAGACATAAATCTAACTAAGAAACAATCACAAGCGTGGAAACTCTTAATGGATGATACAACCAACGAAGTATTATACGGAGGATCCGCCGGTGCTGGTAAATCTTGGTTGGGATGTTTATGGGTAACCACATTATGTTTAAAATACGCAGGGATTAGATGTTTGATTGGTCGTACAGTATTACAACAATTAAAACTAACCACACTCAATACTTTATTTGAAACCCTACAATCAATGGGATTAAAGTCAGGGGAACATTATGTCTACAACGGACAAAGTAATGTCATAACCTTTACAAACAAGTCTGAGATAGTATTAAAAGATTTACAGTACCAACCATCGGACCCAAACTTTGATTCATTAGGAGGTTTGGAACTTACCGCAGTTTTTGTCGATGAGGCATCACAAACTTCACAACTTTCTTACAATATCTTAAAGTCTCGTATTCGTTTTAAACTTGACCAATATTGTCTGGCACCAAAGATATTAATGACTTGTAACCCTGGCCAAGTTTGGTTGAAGAAGGTCTTCTATCTTCCATACATTCAGGAAACCTTGCCAGACAATATGGCGTTTGTACCAGCACTACCCCTTGACAACCCACACTTACCAGCATCTTATATTGAGATGTTAAAGTCATTACCACCACAACAAAGAAAGAGATTATTGGAAGGGGATTGGAATTATATGGACGAGTCAGATAATATTTTTGACTTTGATTCAATATCCAATAGTATGTTTAAATTATCACCACAACCAACAGATAAGAAGTATATCTCAGTGGACGTAGCAAGATTTGGTTCAGACAGGTCCGTTGCGGTTGTTTGGAGTGGACTGGTGGTCTTGGAAGTGTATGTCTATACCAAACTATCAACCACAGATTTATCGTCCGAAATAAGGGAACTAATACAGAAATACGGTGTACACCCAAATAATGTAATTGTGGATAGTGATGGAGTTGGAGGCGGAGTTGCGGACCAGATTAGAGGAACCAACTTTGTGAACAATGCAAGACCATTACACGAACAGAACTTCAGTAACTTAAAGTCCCAATGTTATGTTAAACTATCTGAACTATTTAAAGAAGGGAAAATAAGTATTAATATAATGGAACCATCAACTGTTGATGAAATAACACAAGAACTATTAGCAGTCAAATTAAAAGACGTAGATAAAGATAATAAAGTACAAGTACAATCAAAAGACGATATGAAGAAAGTGTTGGGTAAATCACCTGACTTATCGGATGCACTAATGATGAGAATGTACTTTGAAATAAAAAATATGAAAGCAACAGGAAGATATTCCATTGCATTCGTAGGATAAAATATATATACATATATGATTAAATTTAAAATAGATGAAGTAGAATATAAGGTCCCTGACTTTATATCAATTGAGAATTACACTAAGATATTTAAGATTAGAGATTTATTCTCTGAGGATTATTTTGCAGCAAAACTATTAAACATAGTAAGTGGAGCAAAGGTTGAGGATTTATTAGAATCTGATTATCAGGAAGTAAGTTATTTGGCAGCATATGTAATGTCATTAATACCTGTTGATAAACCTGAATTTAAAGATAGGTTTGAAATTGATGGGGTTCATTATGGGTTCTTTCCAAATTGGAAGGATTTAACCTTTGCTGAATTTGTGGATATGGATACCATCTCAACGAAGAAGGCGGATGACTTACTTAATATGTTACACATACTAGCATCAATTATGTATAGACCAATTATTCACGAAAGGTCCAAACACGACTTTGACATTGAAAAATATGATTTAAAGAAGATGGAAGAACGAGCCGAATTGTTCAAAACCAAATTAGATGTGAAGTATATACTTGGAGCACAGTTTTTTTTTATCAACTACGCAAACAAATTTTTAAGTTATTCCCGGCTGTCTTCGATCCCGAAAATTTCGATGTGGACCAAAATCAAACTCACATGGAAGATGAGGAAACTGATATGGGCAATAGTTTTCAGAAAGTCTACGGTTGGTTCCTTGTCGTCAACAGAATTGCTGGAAATGATTTTACAAAACATGAGTACATCTTCAATAAAAAAATAATGGAAGTTCTCAACCAACTATCCTTCTTAATTCAATATGACGAAGAACAACAGAGATTAATGAAGAAGGCCAATGGGGAGATGGTATAATTTCATATAACGTTTTAGATTATTTTATATTTAAAAGTAGATGAATACAAGTTCAATTAATTATAAACAGTTATTAACGTACTTCAGTTCAATAGCATACAATCACGAACAGATTAAATCTTTCGGGTTTGGTGACCTTGCGCAGTGTACAAATGACCTAACAACCAAACAGGAACCCAAATATACAAGAATGTATATTGTACCTGGTGAAGTTAAATTAGATGAGAATCGTTTAGTCTATCGTTTGTCCATAATTATTATGGATAGAGTTGAAGATGACCAATCAAACCAAAGTGAGGTAATGTCTGATACTTTGGAGATTGTTAAAGATATTTGGACAGTTATATTACAATCATTCACAGCAGCACAAGGAGACTTTAGTTGGGATTTGGTTGTAGAACAAAGACCTGATGTTATTCCATTCCTAGAAAGGTTTGAGACAACTTTGGGTGGATGGACATTAAACTTATCATTTGAAGTAGGGTTTGATTATAACAGTTGTGTACTACCTACATTAGGTAATTTCCAATTCCCTGAGGACCAGCAATTCACAAGTTATCAATACGTTTTAAATAAATTTGAAGAGTTTGCTGACGTACACCTACAAATTAATTCTTATGGATTTGGGGATGTTGAACAATTAACAAACGATATAATAACAAAACAGGAACCTCAATATCCTCGTATGTATGTAATGCCTGAATCAACACATTTTGAAACAGGTTTAATTCATGTGGGATGGAAGGTGTTCTTTGTAGATAAACTAAATAACGATATTTCAAATCAACAAGATGTATTGTCTGACCAATTAGAAATAGTAAAAGACTTTTTTACTAAGTTGTATTTATCAGACTTTGAAGCAGGATGGGACGCAACGGTTCAACCATTCTATGAAAAAACTGAGACGATTCTTTCAGGATGGATATTAGACTTTCACTTTGTACAGAAGTTCTCGTACGATAGATGTGTACTTCCTATATTACCATTTATACCTGGTAGTACATGGAGTGAACTTGCTGAACTTTGGAAGAACGTAAACACAGATTGGGAAAACACTTAAAACACAAAATATAATATAAAATGGGTCAATTAACTAATTTATACGTATCACAATCCTTTCAAGGATTAATAAAATTAACGGATAGTACAACAGGACTAACATCGTCACTTCAAACTATTCAAGATGGTTTGGGTGGTAATAGTCCATTACAGATGAGTTTGACTGCGGTAAACATCTCAGGTTCATTCACTGTAAACAATATTCCCATAACAGGAGGTACAGGTTCATCAGGTACATCAGGAACATCGGGTCTTGCTGGTTCTTCAGGGACAAGTGGTTCTTCAGGGACAAGTGGAAGTAGTGGAACAAGTGGTTCATCAGGTACTAGTGGTACAAGTGGACAGGATGGAAGTTCAGGTACAAGTGGTACATCAGGTGGAACAGGAAGTAGTGGTACATCAGGACAGGATGGTAG